ATTATGTAAACATGAAGACAGGGTTTAGAAAGTCATCATCATGTAAATCTGGTTTAACTGGTTATCGTGGGGATCGTTTAATACTTGACGATCCTCACTCAGTAAAAGGCGCAGACTCAGAAGCAGACAGAGAAGAAACTTTAAGATGGTTTTCTGAAACGTTACCATCACGTTTAAATAATGCCAACGAATCAGCTATAATTGTTATTATGCAACGAGTTAATGAACGTGATGTATCAGGCTTGATATTAGCCGAAGAACTTGGCTATGAGCATTTAATGCTTCCTATGGAGTATGAACCAGAAAGATGCTGTTACTCAAAGTTAAGACCAAAATATATTGCAGTACCAAAAAAAGAAATCGTAATTTGGGACGCTGACACTCATAGCTGGAAAGCAAGTAAAACTCAAGACATAAACGAAGAAGGCTCTGAAATAAGATGGAAAGCAGATCCGCGAACAGAGGACGGTGAATTATTGTGGCCTAAAAGATTTAACAGAGAGGCAGTAACATCGCTTCAAAAAACATTAAGATCTCACGGTGGCAGTTATGCGGAAGCTGGGCAACTACAGCAAAGACCATCGCCGAGGGGTGGCGGTATGTTCAAACTGAAAGACTGGATATATATAGACGGATATGAAGTACCGAAAGGAGGCAAAGAAGTTCGGGGCTGGGATTTGGCGGCAACCGCTAACAAGAAAGCAGCCTTCACTGCATCGTGTAAAATGAAGCTAGTTGATGACTCGCTTTATATTTTAGACGTAAGCAGGAAGCAAGCTAGTCCGGCAGATGTTGAGGCTATGATTAAAAACACAGCTAAAGCAGATGGAAAAGCATGTTTTCAAGATTTACCGCAAGATCCCGGTCAAGCTGGGAAAGCTCAAAAATTAACTATCGCCAAACTGCTTAACGGCTTTAGGTTTAGCATAACAACAGAAAGCGGATCAAAAGAAGAACGAGCGGGACCATTAGCAGCTCAAGTTGAGGTTAATAATGTTTATTTAGTTCGCGGTCACTGGAATTCAGATTTTACAAAAGAGGGTTCATTATTCCCTAATGGTCAATTTAAAGATCAAATAGATGCAGCAAGCAGGGCTTATTATAGATGTTTAGCAATGCCAAAAACAACTGCTCCAGCTGGCGGTGGTGTTGTTGACTAAATGGTAATTACGTGTAAAATGTTTTTGTGTATAAAAAAAGGTGGGTATTATGGCATTTTTTGGTTTCGGCGGAAAGAAAGAAAAAACAGATCCGACAAAAACAGTCGGCTCACCGGGAACTCCAGTTTGGGGCGGTTATGTAGAATCAAATGAAAAGAACCCCGATCTTGTCGGGACTAAAAGGTATCAGACGTTTTCTCAAATGTTAGCAAACGTTACAATAATAGCCGCAGGAGTTAGATATTATTTAAATCTTATAGCAAAATCGACTTGGACAGTAGTTCCAGCCGATGATTCTCCACAGGCTCAAGAATATGCAGATATAATAAAATCTCAGATGGGATCAATGGATACTTCATGGGCTGGGGTAGTTAAACGCTCTGCAATGGCTCGATTTTATGGATTTTCAATTCAAGCATGGGTAGCTGTTAAAGTTGACGGCTTGATATTATTTAAAGATATAGCACCACGACCACAATCCACGATAGAAAGATGGGATAGAGAAGATTCTGGCTATATTAACGGCGTTGGACAAAGAAACCCACAAACGGGTGAAGAATTATATTTACCAAGGGATCGCATTATTTACATTGTTGATGATGCGCTAAACGATTCACCAGAAGGCTTAGGATTATTTAGACACATTACTGCAGCCTCTGCTAAATTGCAGCGCTTTGAGCAATTAGAAGGGTTTGGGTTTGAAACAGATTTAAGAGGAATTCCAATCGGCAAAGCTCCTATTGCATTAATGAATCAAAAAGTTGCAGACGGAGAAATGAGCGGAACAGATAGAGATAACGCATTATCGCCATTAAAAACATTTATGAAAAAACACATAGTTAACCCCGCTCTAGGTTACTTCATGGATAGTACGCCTTACATATCAACAAGCGAAAGCGGTCAAATAAGCTCAACCCCTCAATGGGGGCTTGAATTACTAAAAGGTGGTTCCACATCACAGCCAGAAGTCGCTAAAGCAATAGAGCGCGTTACTAGAGAAATAGCTAGAACATTAAACGTTGAGGGCTTATTACTTGGTGGTGAAAGCGGAACGCAAGCTTTAAGCGTTGATAAGTCGCTTAACTTAGCGGTTGTTGTTGATAGTGCATTAGATGAAATAGCAGAAACTTTTGAAAAGGATATAATAAAACGTATCGGTGAATTAAACGGCTGGGATTTATCCTTACTGCCAAAATTTAAAACAGAAGCAATTAGACATAGAGATATAACACAGGTAACTCAAGCGCTGAAAGATTTAGCGGATTCAGGTGTAATGATCAGTCCAGAAGATCCATTAGTAAATGAAATATTAGAATTAATGGGGTTATCGCCTTTGAATTTAAAACTGGAAAGAGGACTTGATCTTGAAGATGAAGAAAGCAATGACAAAGCAAAAGAAGGCTTAGGCATAGATGAAGAATAAAAGGGGTAATGTATGGCTTTAGCGGTAGGAACTAACAGTTACGGGTCAAGGGCTGAAGCAGATGCTTATTTTGCTGATTCAATAAAAGGTGATGACTGGGCAGCTATCGCCGATGCGAAAAAGGATCAAGGCTTAGTTGAAGCGACCCGCGTATTAGAAAGAGAGCACTGGTCTGGAGCTAAAGAAGATCCGCTTCAAGATTTAGACTTTCCGCGTACAGGGTTAACATGTAACAGTGAAGATGTAACAGCAGCTGAATCATTAGAAACTATAAAGACAGCGCAATTTGAATATGCATTAGATATAATCGCAAAACCAGCTATATTAAATGTAAATGATCCAACTGGGTTAAATAACATTAAAAGCGCCGGGGCTGGATCTGCTAAAGTAGAATTCTTTTCACCATCAAAAAGTAGCAAATACCCTGAAACAGTAAAAGATATAATAAATTGTTTTTTAGCCGGGTCTAGTGCTGAAGTTACTGGTTCTTATGTTTCTGGAGCTTGCGATGATAGTAGCTTTGATGATCCAGATCTTTACGGATTAACACAAGGATATCCATAATGCCGCAACCTTTAAATATTTTCGGAGTTGATTTAGCTGGGATAATTGACAATGTGTTATCCCCTATGTTGTTCGATCAAACGTTAATTAAAATAACAAGCACAAGAGATCCAGTTAATAGCTCCAAAATGACAAAATCAGAAACTCCTTATCCCTGTAAGGGATTTATTGATGATTCAACTGAATACGCAAAGAAAGGAACTAATATAAACGCTAATGATAAGTTCATAGTAATAATTGGAAAAACACTGCCTGATGGCATTACGCCCGAACATGGTGATAAAATAATAGCAGAAAGCAAAACGTTTACTATTACTAAAGGCGGGGTCGATAGAGATCCAGCGGGAGCGACTTATACATGCCAATCAAACTAACAGATGCAGAGCTAAAAGAAGAACGATCACTTAGGCGGTTAATAGCGGAACATGAAAAAAATATTGAACGTGACTTTTTGAGCGCCGTTAATAAATCAAAAGCATCACTTAGCCTATCCGATATTGAGAAATTATTAACAGATACTCAATTAAACCTTATTTTAAATGAAACTAATAATATTTATGAAGATGTAATTAATACCATGTTTCTGGCATTACTTTTTTCAGGCAAAAGAGAAGCTAAAAAAATAGCCAGTAAAGTGGCATTTAAAATATCAATTGATGAAGATGATGTTGCTATTAGTAATTTTATCGAAAGAGAAAGAAACCGTATCACATCTATTTTTTCAGTTAGACAGCAAGACGCGACAACGGAGGCAATGCTAGACGGAATTAGGCGAGGCAATACAACAAGGCAACAAGCAAAAGCGGTGCGTGATGCAATAGGGTTAACAGTGGCGCAAGTAAAAGCGATTAATAATTACAGAGACGCATTAGAAAAAAGATCAGCCACGGCTTTGAATAGAACCTTACGCGATAAAAATTTTGACAGAACAGTTAGAAGGGCGATCCAGCGAAAAGAGAATATAGAAAAAGTAAAAATCAACGCAATGATGAAGCGGTATAGGGAAAACCAACTACAGTATAGAGCCGAGACTATAGCGCAAACAGAAGCCTCAAAAGCAGTTCACGAAGGCGCTAATATAATGTTTAAGCAAGCTATAGTTGCTGGTGCTTTGGTTATTGGTCAAGTTGAAAGAACGTGGATTACTAAGCTGGATGGATTGGTTAGAGATAGCCATAACGGGATGCATGGTCAAAAGCGCGGAGTTGATGAATTGTTCATTAGTGATGCCGGGAACGCCCTTAGACTTCCTCATGATTCATTGGCATCATTAAGCGAGATAATTCATTGCAGATGTGTGTTAATAGTTATGATTAATTAATGGTTGAATATACAGTTCGTTTAATGTAATATCCAAATGTTATAAAATGTTATTTTATGGAGTTAAATATGTCAAATAAAGCAAGTGATAATTTTTCTGCCAAAGGCGAAGTATTTAAAAGCGATATTGGGAATCAGATTATTGGCGGTTGGTTTAGTGTATTTAAATTAGACGGCGAATCTGTCGTTGATAGCGATAATGAAGAAATTGATATTGCAAGTTACAATAAGGTTTTTATTGAGTTCTCTAAAAACTACCGAAACGCTAATTTCGACCACGAAGGGCAAGTACGCGGAACATTAATTGATAACATTCTTATTGATACAGCTGATATGGCTAAAATGTTAGTGCACGAAATTACAGGGTTGCCGCTAGATGATATTCCAGTTAAAAAACTTGGTCACTTTGGATCTTTCCAGATGCATAATGCTGATGATTTTAATGACGCAGTAAAAACTAAAAAAATGTTTTCAATTGAAGGCACTTGTGAACGAGTGGAGGTGGAATAAGATGAATGATAAGGTAAATAAATTAACTCCGCATACAGACGGCAAAAAGCGCAAAATGATTATGAAAACGCTATCCGCTGTCGCATTAACTGGCAGAGGTGCAAACCCCGAAGCTAATGTAACATTCTACAAATCATTTAATAAACCAACAGGTGAGCAAGTTAACAAAGATGAAAGCGTTGAAAAGCGTTTAATCCTATCAGAAGCTAGTGAAGGTCACTCGCATTTAATAAATATAAATGATTATGTTAATATGCAAATGGGAGGTGATACAGGTTGGACAATGGGACATGATCATCCGTTTGTTATTGATGATCTCGGGAATGTAACAATTGGCGAATCACACGGGCATTCACATGCATACTTAACGAATATTAGCGATCTTATGAAAGCTGATGAAACCGCCGGCAACGGCAATTTAAGCAAAAAGGAGTCTAACATGGACAAAAAAGATAAAGCCGTTGATTATTCAGTAGAAGTAGGAGCATTAAAAACAGCACTGGCACTAGCTGTTGCAATGGGTACATTAACCGATGCACACAAAGCGCATTACAACGCATTAGATGAAGACGCTAAAGAAGGTTTCTTAGCCAAAACTAAAGATGGACGCGAAGCTGTAATGACCGCTATTAAATCTGAAAATCCTGAAGTTTACAAATCGAATGATGGTACGGTTTTTTATAAATCTGATGATCCTCGTTTTGTTAAAATGGCAAAAGAGAATGATGCAAATAAAGCGGCGTTAGTTAAAGCTCAAGATGAAACAAAAGAGCTTTCATTTAAAAAACGTGCTACTGATGAATTTTCTAATCTACCGGGTAAAGTTGAAACTCACGTTGCCCTTATTAAAGCGGTTGACGCGATTGAAGACAAAGAAGTGCGTGACGCTGTCGAAGCAACACTAAAAGCTCATAATGATAGTATGAATTCTATTTATAAAGTCGCAGGGACAACAGAAGTCAGTAAAGAAGCTGATAACGCAGTTGATGAAATGGATCGCTTAACAAAAGCGCATGTAAAAGCAAATCCTGAAGTGGGTTATTTCGATGCTTATGATATTATTTCAAAAGCGCATCCTGAACTATACACAGAAGCCGTGAAAGGTTAATTTTAATTTAATAAAGGAGGACTAATCATGTCTTATGAAAACAATCGTTCGATCACAATGATACCTGTTGCGACTGCTGTACGACAAAACCGTTTTGTCTCAATCGGCACATCTGCTGAAGTGGATGAATCTGGCGCTGGTGTTGATGCCGTTGGTGTGGCTCTTGATGCTTCACTAGCAGACACGCAGACAGCTATTCCAGTATTATTATTAGATGGCGGTAAAACAGAAATTGAAGCTGGTGCTGCTGTTGTGGCTGGTGTGCGTGTAATGTCAGACTCACAAGGTCGAGCGATTACTGCTGTAGGTGCAACAGTTCGCGTCCTTGGTTGGGCAGTTTCAGCAACCGCTGCAGCTGGTGAAACTTTAACAATCGTTGGCAGACCTGCTGCTGGTGAATTCGTAGCATAAACTAACTAGGTAAGGAGAATAAAATGGGTGCAATTGTAACAAATCCGACAGCTGGTGACGTTCATGTAAATACGCCACTAACAAATTTTTCACAAAAATATCTTCAAAACTTAGATAATTTTGTAGCACTAAAAGCGTTTCCTAATGCTCCAGTGTCTAAACAATCAGATCTCTACTATGAGTTTGATCGCGATGATTTCCTTCGTGATGAAGCAGAAGAACGAGCAGATGGTGCAGAATCAGCGGGTGGTGGTTTTAATCTTTCAACCAATCCGTATTTCGCTCACGTTTACGCTTTTCATAAAGACGTAACAGATCGCCAACGTGCAAATTCAGACGTACAGGTGCAGCTTGATAATTCCGCTACGCAATACGTCACTCACAAGCTTGCTATTAAACGTGAACGTTTATGGCAGGACACGTTCTTTAAAACTGGCGTATGGGGAACAGATGATGCGGCTAAAGATTGGAGCGATGCATCTAGTGATCCCGTTGCTGATATTCGAGCGGCGAAAACAATTATCCAGAAAGCGACTGGTATGCGCCCGAACAAAATGGTTATCGGACGTACAGCATGGGATACCCTACTTGATAATGACGCAGTTCTAGCGCGTGTTATCGGTGGATCTACTGTTGGTCAACCAGCAATCGTTTTACGTGCGCTTTTAGCTGCCTTGTTCGAGTTAGAAGAAATTCTAGTAATGGAAGGTATCTTTACATCAAGCGTTAAAGGTGCGGCAACAACTACCCGCGCATTTATTGGTGGTGATGATGCATTGCTTTACTATGCTCCAAGTACGTTAACATTAGAAGAACCTACTGCTGGCGCTCAGTTCTCTTGGACTGGTTTAATGGGCAATACTGATTCAGGTACTCGTATCAAACGTTTCCGCATGGAAGCAAATGAAGCGGATCGAGTTGAGGGTCAAATGGCGTTTGATTACAAAGTAACAGGCGCTGAATTAGGTTATTTCTTTAGCGGTGTTTCAGCGTAAGAAATAGTTAACCTGTAAATATAGGCTGGAATTAAAACCTCCAGCCTTTTTTAAATGAGGTAATAATTATGTCACATAGACCAATGTTTAAAAGAATGGATGCGTTCACTGTATTAAAACCAATTAGGCTAACATCAACAAAAGTCCTTCAGATTGGCGATAAAATAAAAAGCGGTGAGTTTCGCGTTCATCGTTTAACAAGATGGTATCGATCAGGAATGATCGCGCAACATGGTTGTAAATGGTCTATTGAGTATTTAGAATCAGTAGAGCGTAAACACCAGAAAAAAATTACTCTTGGTACTGATAAGCAAATGATCCAGTCTTACTATCAACCAGTTTTAGCAATTAAAGAAGAACCTAAAGCAGAAACTAAAAAAGCAAAGCGCGAATATACCAAAAAAGCTAAAAAATAATTTAAAAGGGGTTGCTAATGGGTGCTGTTAATACGCGATATATAAGAACAATTGAAACAGAACTCTCTGGAGATTCTGTTACTGGTGATCATTCATTCGATTTAGACGCTTTCGGCCCTCGCGGTAACACTGTTGAATATTTTTATTTTGTTGATGGATCTGGCGACTTAGTTGAACCAACTGGTGATGGAACTGTAACTATAACAATATCGCCTACAGATGGTATTTTTAACAAAATGGAAAACGGAACATTCAGCGCAGTTTTAGCATCAAGCTCAGAAAGAGAAAGACCTGCATTTATCGGCAAATCAGAAACGGTTAAAGTTTCATTTTCTGGAACAATAACAGGAGCTGTCGGATTTAGAGGATTAATTACAGAAAACTCCGAAGCACCAAGCTCGCAAGAAGTTCACTCCGCTGGTGGGTTAAATGTAAACATCCAAAATCGTGCAACTACTGCGGTAATTCTGCCAATGGTTAGGGAAATAGTAGCGGACACGACTAGTGTTATATCTGTAATGGATGAATATACAGTAACTCTTACGAGTGCAACTGGATTTGTAATAAGGCAACATTTCAGAATAATAAGTTCAAATGCAGATAGATTTTATTTTGGGACAATTTTAGATATTAATGGTAATGTAATAACGCTTGATACACCGATTGATTTTGCTTATCCGGCAGGGTCTGAGGCAACAGGATCTGATATCAATATGAATGTAAACGGTTCAGTAACTCCTGTAGTGTTTGCGCTACGAACAGGCTCGCCATCAATACCTTCAGTGACTGAAATCACAAGAATGATAATTACATGCATAACAGACTCTGCGGTAGATTTGAATAAATTCGGGGATCTAGCCCCTTTGGCGCGAGGCATTTTCTTTAGGCGCGTTGATGGTATAAAGCAAAATATTTTAAATTATAAAACGAATGCTGATATTGCAAATGTATCATTCGACTTTAACATATATGCAGCAACAAACCCATCACAAGGTATTGACGGATTTGTTACGCGCTTGACATTTGGCGGTCAAAACAAGATCGGCACTGTTCTTCGTATAGGGCAAGATGAAAATTTAGAAATGATAATTCAAGATGATCTTACTGGCTTAATCGGATTAAGAGTTATATTAGAGGGAAATGCTGTACCGAGTTAATTTTAACTACACATAAACTATAAGGAAAATAAAAATGGCTAATGCACTATATGACAAAGGTCGGAAAGCGTTTATGGATGGTGATATAGCCATTTTAACCGATGACATTGATGTAATCCTTGTTGATACTGATGCCTATGCGGTTGACTTGGTTAACGATGAATTCTTAGATGCTATCTCAGTGGGTGATCGTATTTCTACGACTACGCTCACAGGCAAGTCTTCAACTGGCGGTATATTTGATGCAGATAATGCTGTATTCAGCGCTGTCACAGGTGATGTTAGTGAAGCGTTAGTTTTGGTTAAAGATACTGGTAATGCCGCGACAAGTCGTCTAATTGCCTACATTGATACAGCAACTGGTTTACCTGCTACACCTGACGGTGGTGACAAAACTGTTACATGGGCCGACACCGCAGATAAGATCTTTAAGTTGTAGTATATGGGAAAGCAATCAAAAGCAATAAAAGCCTTAATGATAGCCTATGTTGAAAAAGAGGTAATTAGACTATCAACAAGGCTAACACTAAGGTTTTTTGTTGATACCCCAAAAGATACAGGCTTCGCCGAAGCAAACTGGGTTCCACAAATTGGAACAATATTCAGCGGTACAGCAGGAACTAGGGAAAGCGCAGAAATAGGAGTTATTAACAGAAGTTATCAACTTAATGGAATAGAAAGAATTAACAAAGGGTATAAAATAAAAATGGGTGTCATTAACATAACTAATAATGTAGACTACATTGAGGATTTGAATGATGGAACATCTTCTAAAGCGCCGAGCGCGTTTGTCCAAATAGGGATAATAAAAGTTATTAACGGGATTAAATAATGACTACATCAAACGAAGCCAAACAAGCAATAAACGATAGATTTATAGCCGAGTGGGGAACTAAAACACCTTATTCATTACCAAATGAACCATTCACGCAACCAGATCCAGACACGTCATGGGTTAGGCTAACAGCGATTAATGTAGATGGCGGTCAGGAAACATTAGGTAAAAAAGGAAATAGAAAATACGAAAGATATGGAATTATTATTGCAAACGTATTTACGCCACTTGAGGAAGGAACATCGGAAGGTGATGGACTAGCAACTGATATTCAAAATATATATGAAGGCGAAAGGTTTGGCGGGGTTACTGTAAACAATTCAAGAGTTAGAGAGAAGGGTGTTGAAGATCAGTGGTATCATACAATTATGGAAGCTGATTTTATTTATTATGAAACAAAATAATCTGGAGGTTATAATATGGGTCGCGTAAAATCGAGTAATGTATCTTTAAGTGTCGCAGTAGAGGAAGCACTCGGCGTATTGCCAGCTACTCCAGTCTGGGATCTTTTAGAGCCTAACACAATAGGCACCTATGGTGCATCTTTAACAACCACACCAAGAAATCCAATTTCAAGAAATCGCCAGCGTAGAAAAGGCGTTTCAACCGATTTAGATAGCGCTATGGATTTTGAAGCAGATTTAACATTATCTCACTTTAATACTTTCGTTGAAGGTTTTCTTTTTGCGAATTTCACGGGTGAAGTTGACCGTGATCCCTCGGCGGTATCTGGAACAGCGTATGCAGTTGATCTCGGTTCTGTAGTAACAGTTCAAGCCCTTGTCCGTGGTGTTAATTTCGGCGTACCGGGTAACAATGGGCTTCATTTAGTAGACGACACTCCAACTACTACATCAATAACAGCCGCAGGCTTAGCCGTTGAAGCAACGCCACCTGACAATGCGCGAGTGGAAGTTGTTGGCTTTGAGGGTGAAGCTAGTGATATAACTATTGATAATACTGCTGGTGTAATTACTTTGGGTAGTACATTGTTAGATTTTACTGATTTCAATCTCCGTCCCGGTCAAAATATGTTTATTGGTGGCACCGCAAGTCTTAATCGTTACTTCGATTCACCAAGTACAAACAATTCTGGAATGGCACGAGTGGTTAGCGTTACAGCTACATCTATCGTTATTGACAAAACAAGTGAAACATTTGTAACTGATGCAGGTACTGCAAAACAAATTCAAGTTTTCTTTGGGCGTTTTGTTAAAAACCTACCGACTAACGATGCTGATTTTTTAGAGCGCTCATTTCAGTTTGAAATGGAATTTCCGGGTTTAGCTACTAATGGCATTGCTTCACAGTATGGTTATTCAAAAGGTAATTATTCTGACTCGATGGCTATTTCATTACCATTAACAGATAAAGCTGGATTAAGTTTTGGTTTCGTTGGTACGGATACAGCAACACCAAGCGACACAAGAGCAGTGGAAGCTGAAAACGCAGTAGACCCAACAAGAACAGACGCATTTAGCACATCGGTTGATTGTGTTCGCTTAAGAGTACAAGAGGTTGATGAAACAGGTTTGACAACAGACTTTAAATCAGCGACTATTACATTTAACAATGGTATTACACCAGAAAAATTATTGTGTAATCTTGGCGCAGCTTATATGAACTATGGACTATTTGAAGTTAACATTGAAACACAGGTGTTATTTACAGATTCAGCTGTTATAGATGCAATCCGTAATAATACAACGGTAACAATGGATTTCGGCGTTAAGAATGATGACGGCGTTATTATGTTCGATATTCCTAGTATGACTTTAGGTGATGGTAGTATTGATATCCCGGTTAATGAAACCGTTCTTATTAACGTCACTTCTGAAGCATATCAAGATGCTACATTAAATAGTTCGGTAGGTGTTTCTGTCTTACCTTACATTCCAACTTTATAAACTAACTAAAAAGGATACAACATGCCAAACTTTAATTTTACTCATTTAGGAAAACTAGCAGTAACAGCTGATAATATAATTGAATATCCGCTAACCGAATTTAACGAAGAGGTTAAGCCAGTTTTATTATTACGTTCTCCGAGCGAAGGAAATAAAGATTATACAAATGGTATCTTGCGATTAACTGGTCAAGCAGATGGTGGTCGCAAAAAAAAGCTCAAGGTAGACGCTAAATTCATGGATGAAATGAGAGAGCAGGACCGTGAATTATACCCTCAATGCGTGATCGTTGGCTGGAAACACATGCCAGATGCGGACGGCAAAGATGTTGAATTTTCGCTTGAAGCTTGTGCTGATTTCCTTGAGCAGTTGCCTAATTGGATCTTTGATGGCGTGCGCGGTTATGCACAAGAGCCTGAAAACTTTGTAAAAAAAATCTCTAAGGAAAAGGGAAAAAACTTAGTGAAAGGTTAATTTGGGAATTACGACTCGATAGAGATGGTTTCTCTATCGAGTCTGCCATCAGAAAAAAAAGAAAGCTTCCTGAATGGTATCTAAATGAACCTCACATTTTACCAATAGATTACTTTTATATTAGAGCGTTTTATGATCTTAGTACGTGTAGAATTAACGGAATGGGCATTGGAGAAATTCCTTGGACAGCAACCAAAAAATATGCCGAACATTATGGTTTAGACTTTGATGTAACCGAATCGTTAATAGACATAATCAGAGAAATGGACGCTGCTTATATAGATTACAAAAACAAGGAAACAGAGAGGAACAAACCAAAACCAAACCAAAAAAAATAAAAGGATTAAAAAATGGCTGAATTTAGAATTAATGTAGTGGTCGATCCAACATCTGCGGAAAGCAAAATTGATAAAGTAACTAACTCTTTAAATGAAGCAGAGAAGGCTAATACACGTCTAAATAAAGTCTTAAAAAATACATTTGCAATAAAGACACTGACAATGGCTCAAGGACTAGAGCGCATTGTTAAATCGTTAAATAATATTGATAAAGCTGGCTCAAGAGCGCTTAGGACCTTAAATAAAATTAAAGGCTTTAGCGCTAGTCGCGTTAAAATAACACCTCAAGTAACAAAACAGCAACAAATTCAACCAGCAGATACGTCAAACATTGAAAAAAACGCCGGCAGGCTTAATAAAACATTAGATGATACGATCAAGCGAGTTGATAAGCTAGACAAAGCGTTGCAAAGAGCTTTTGACATAAAAACAAGATCCGCAGTTACAAATATTGGCAACGTCAATAAAAAACTACGCGAAACACAGACGCAAGGTCAAAAGGTCGGAAATGTATTAAAAAGAGCATTTACATTCTTGGCAACGGGATTCGCGGTCAGGGAAATGGCGAATCTAGCTGATGCATATACAAACACGCAAAACAGATTAAAACTCGTAACAAAAAATACCGATGAATTGAATGCGGTTACAGATGAATTATTTAAAATATCAGAAAGAACAAGATCCAGTTTTGAAGCCACCTCTACGATATATTCAAGAACAGCCCTATCTACAAAAGCATTAGGATTAAGCCAACAAGAGACACTTAGCTTTGTTGAATCCTTAAATCAAGCAATCATATTATCAGGTGTAACTGCTATAGAAGCATCAAACGGACTAATCCAATTATCACAAGGTATCGCCAGCGGAACATTAAGAGGCGATGAATTAAGATCAGTATTGGAGCAATTACCAGCGGTTGCTGATGTTATATCTAGCAGTTTAGGTATAACGCGAGGCGAATTAAGACTACTTGGTACAGAGGGAAAAATCACAGGCGAGATTATAATAGATGCATTTGCTAAAGCTGATAAATCATTAACCGATAGAATGGGTAAAACAGTTCCAACATTAGGACAGTCATTTACAATATTAAGATCTAATGTAATAAAGGCAATTGGTGAATTTGATAAAGCGAACAATATAACCGCTACATTATCAGGGGCGATAATTACATTAGCTAGAAATTTAGAAACACTCGGTAAGTTTGCTATTATAGCTGGATCTGCTTTGGCTGTTGGTTTAGCTAAACGAGGAATTTTAGTGGTAACTGCTGCTGTTCATACATTAACAGCTGCTATAGCTCTTAACCCTATAGGCGCGTTGATTATAGTAATAATTGCAGGTATTACAGCATTAGTTCAATTTAGCGATGAAATTAGTTTGTTTAGTGATGGTATAATCACGTTAGGCGATCTATTTAGTGCGTTATGGGACGCTTTCGTTCAAGATGCAAAAAATGCAATTTTGATAATAAAAAGTATTGCAACATTTGTTATAAACGCATTAAGCCCGGTATTAGGCTTCTTGGCACCAATAGGAAATTTAATTCTTGATATATTTGACGGCGTTGAATTATCTATTGGAGGCGTATTAATAGCAACAGCAAGAGGTATTGATAGATTTATTGGTTTGTGGGTTGGTGCTTTTTGGGCGTTAAATGCTTTATTTAAAACGCTTCCTGACTTAATAGGAAGCTATGTGATCATGGCTGTTAATATAATAGTCGGCACCATTGAAAATATGCTGAATAAAATAGTAGGCGGCATTAACACGTTATTTGATAATGTTGGTTTAGACCCGATTGATCTAATTGATTTAGGGAGAATGGAAGATGAATTAATAACTGGCTTTGGCGATTTAGGCGAAAATGTTAAAAATGCGTTTTTAAATGGTTTTG